AATGACTTTTTTTAGATTTATTAAACATTGTTTTTCCGCTTCAATACGATCTATTTCTTTTAATCTGAAGTAATGGCTAAGTTCTTTCATCCCAATTTATTTTAAAGTTTCTTTGTTTGTTTCGAATGTTGAGGTGTAGTATTCATCATCTGTAGCGAATCCATTATTTTTACCTTCCCAATAAGCATCAATAATTTGCTGTTTTTCGGTTTCTAAATACGAAGTTACGGTAATAATACATTCGTGTACAGCTTCTTTTGCTATTCCTAATACTTCTGAGTTTTTCATAGAGTTTAAATCCTCTAATAGTTCGGTTAAGGCTGTTTTCATAATTTTATTTTAAGTTAGTTTTTTCAAAAGCAATTATATCTTCTAAATCTGATATTCTATCAGCAAATTCTGAATCGGGTTCATTATCAGGATGCGCCTGTAAGCAAAGTAATATTGAATTTAATTTGCTTATTTTTTCTTCTATTTCCATAATTTAAAGTTAGTTTTTGTGTTGGGTTAGACAATCCATCTAATTAATAACTTAGCTTCCATCTCTTTTCCAAATTCAGCATTACCCATGTCGTCATGGGGAACTTCAAAAAAAACCATTTCTTGGTTATTTAAATGTGCTGAATAATAATTAGTAGCATTGCTACACTCTGTTAAAGTAGCTTTTGGATTTTCTCTGTATAAAGCTTTCTTTGTTTCTGTTAAATTCATTTTCGTTTAGGTTTTAATTAATTTTTTGACGGTTTAGCTCTTTGCCTGTAAGGGCGAAATATAGGTTTTGAAGTTGGTGTAAATACTGAGTTTTACAGTCTAACCAATTAGTGTTAAAAGCGCATTCGAAGTCTGATAAATCTATTTGTAAACTTCCTAAATAATAACAATCTCCCGCATAATCAGTTTCTTCAAACCCGAATTTAATCAACCATTCTTCTGTTAATGGTATTGGCTTAAAGTTTTTATAATTATCATTTGAAAAATCTTCACGTCTTACTTTTAAATCGTAATTTTTGCCTTCTGCAGACCAATAATAATAATTACCTATTCTAAGTTCGTTTAGTTCCATAATTTTAGTTTTTTATATTCAGAAAGTTTTATTATTGGTAAATCAAACGGTCTACTTGAATAGTTGTCTGTTTTATAATAATGGTTGAATAAGTTTTGCTGATCTGTTAATTTGCAAAACGGTTTAGGATCATGTATATCGTTAAATATTTGTATTTTCCCTTTTTTGAATTCTCTTTTTATATCTGTTATTTTCATAATACATCAATTTAAACAAACTCCAATTTCTTTAATGATTTTACGTAACACTTCTCTATTTGTCGGTTCCGGCAACAATCGTTTTTTAAGTCGGGTGTTGAGGTTTGCGAATATTTGTTGGGTTGTTTTCATGGTTTTAGCAATTTATTTATTTTACGCATTTTATTTGCGCATTCTTTAGAACATCTTTTTCTTCCGATATTAGTAACAAATAATTTTTCACAACACTCACATTTAGTAATAATACTTTTGTCTTTTGAATACCTTGAAAGAAAATATGTTGAGTAAGGAGTTATCCATCCGTTTTTCATAATTCTATTTTTAGTGATTTTATTTATCTGTTGGTTTTAAAGTGATTGTTGTTAATTGAATCTAATTCGTATAATTTATTAATCATATAAGTTTTTCCACATTCTGTGCATTCATCTCCAATTATTTGGTTTTCATAACCTAAAATAGGATTTGTTTTATTGCACTCACATTTTAAACTTTTTAGCCTCCAAACACCAATATGCAGTTCTGAAGTTTTTTTTGAATTAGCTTCATTATAAAAACTAATATTCATAAACTTATCTTGTGAAGGCATATAAGCAACAACTATAAATTTATCTGTTGAAGATATGTAGTGAGTGCCTTTTTCTATTTTAAAATCTTTCATAATATTTATTTAAATTAAAAGTGAATTTTTACATAATCATTAAATGATAAAACATGGTAATTAATATCAGTATGAATTGAATTTGGCGCAAAATACTCGAACATACATTTATTATACTCTAAATTTTCATAAATTAAAAAAGGATAACTGCCATCCTTTAAACTAATTTGTGTTTTTTCTTTAATAAAATGAGCTTCCTCACTGCTTAAAATAGAAAGATCAAGTAACGTGTTTTCTTTTTCTAGTTTCATAATATTTATTTTTAAGTGGTTAATTAATCTCCGTTATATGCGCCTATTCCGTAATCGTGTCTTGCTCCTGAGTTGTCGCAAACTGTTCTACTAACAACAATACTCTGAAAAACCAATTCATTAAAGTAAACGGTTTCATATCCTATCCAACGCTCCGACTTGATCTGCTTATTACACTTCATTGCAATAGCTTTAACGCCTTGTTTTGTCTTAGACCATGCTAATGTCAAAGCCTCAGAAAAAGTTACGTTTTGCATTTTGAATATTGCGTGGGCGCTGGTCATTACTATTTGTTTAGTTTTCATGGTTTATTTGTTTTTGTTTGTCAAAGATATAACTAATAATTAGATAAACAATATTATTTTTCAATTATTTTAGAAATATTTTTTGCAAATTCTCTGACCTCCTTTATTTTAGTGGGGTGGCATTGTATAAAATATCCTTTGTTTTCGTTTTTTGGTCGTCCTGCTCCTGCTCTTTTACCGCCTCTTTTACTTTCTTGTTTCATATTTTTTTATTTTTATATTGATTTAAAAACGTGTAATCCCATTTCCGGATGCACACAATTTCTTAATATTTGACCAGGATCATGGTTTCCTTTGTAATATAAGTTTCCCTCGTAAATCAATCCTAACCATTTTTTTAGTTCTTCAGTTTCTTTAACGGTTGCTGAAGTTATAAAATTTTTAAAATTAGGCTCTGTAAAAAAAGGAGATATTTCAAAGTTTGACCAAAATAAATGTCTTCCCAATGATTGAGTAGGCTTAATCAAAGGATCGTAATATGGTTTTACATTTTCAACTACAAACAAACCTTTGTAGAAATGAGTTAAAAACAATATTTCTTGATACAAACTCATATCTGAATATCTTTTTTTCGGATGCCTTGTTGCCTTCATCATTCTGCTGTGAGTTTGACATGGTGGCGAACTCCAAACAATATCAAATTCATGAGCATGATCCAATATGTATTGGTGTGCATCTGTAACTATAACAATATCTTTAGGAAAGAAATTTTTATACGTTTCGGCTATTTTAGGCTCTAATTCAATTGCGGTAACCTCATATTCGTCTCCCCATAGTTTACGATTTCCGCCTATTCCTGCATAAGCATTTAATACTTTTTTCTTTTTCATAATAATTCAATATCGTTTAAGCTTACTAATTCAGTAGGCGCGATCGGTAAATTGCCGTTTACATGAGTAATTAAGGCTCTATTCGTTTCATCGTTAATATTTGTAATTTTATAAATAGATATCTTTTCAAATTCTGAAATTGGGTTTTTAAATTTTACTTGTTCGCCTGGTTTCATAATAAATATTTTTAGTTGTTATTTCTTGTACAAATATACAAATACTTTTTAGATATACAATATTATTTTTCAATTATTTTATTTTCCGCATATCACTAAAAAAAGCCGAAGTGAATCGTCTTTGGGGTTAATCAATGTTATTTAGTAAATTAATTGCTATTTTAATAGCTTCTTTTAAATTATCAGATTGAGGATATAAATCGTATTTCGGTTTTTCTTCCTGAAATATACTAAAATCCTCTAATGATGTTATTGCTTCGAGTAATGTCATGATTCCATGTTGTTTAGTTTAGATTCTACGACAATACATCCCGTTAAATTATATTCTTTAATACAATCATAAGCAAGTTTAATACTAATCTTTAATTTTTTAGATATAGAATTACCAGTCATTCCTTTTTCGTATAAATCAACTATTTTAATTTTTCTAGGATGATTTTCTTTATTTTTAAAGTCTAAGTAATTAATAATTTTCTTTACTTGGTTTATATTAAAATAAACAGTTCCGTCAGTTCCTAGTCTTTTACCTTTAATGTTAAGATTTTGAACTCTATGAGTAAGCGCACTTTTCGTTATTCCGTACGCTTCTACCAATTCGTTATACGTCCAATAATATTCCATCTGCCTCTACTGTTTCAGGGTCTATTACTTCGATGTTGTTTGGGTTGGTGGTAAACTCCACACCTTCTTTTATTTTTCTATCCATTACAACCTTGCAAAATCCGTTTTGTCTTCTGCACTCAGAAATAGATGGGTATTCAAAACCGTCACTAATTCGAATAACCTTTACAGAATTAACCGCTTTCCAATTGCGTTTCTTTTTTTCTTCAAGGCTATCAAATTCTTTCTTTTCTTGGTCAGTCCATTTACTTACTGGCTTATCCCAAAGGCTATGATGCGGGTTTTTAATCATAGCCTGTCTGATTGTTTGAACGGTTAGCATACTATAAATTTAACATTGGTATTAATTCAGTTTCAATATATTTTCTAGAAGCCAAAACCATTTTCTCAGCTTTTTTAATGTATGCTTCATCGTAGCCAAATTCAAAAACTTTCTTTCTTAATGAATCCGGTAAATTATCGTAACTAAGCATTTCAACCGCTATATCCCAATCTTCAATATCAGGTTCGTCTTTACCTAAATCTCTGGCAAGATCCCAAGAAAGTTTATTTATTTGCTCTTCGCTTCCGTTTTCAAGGCAATAACATAAAGATCCTTTTTTTAATTCTTTCAATTCCTGGTAAATTTGAATTTGACCATAATAATTTTTATCTGGTTCCGTTTCAAAATAAGGGAATGTGAAACAATCAAAAGGCACTTTTGCATCGATAACTATTTCAGGCGTGTTAGTATCGTAAGTTCCTGTAAAATATTCGTTTTCTAACGGCTCTTCGTTTTTTACCAAGACTAAACCGTAATGCTTAGATATTCTTTCAATAGCCTTTTCTTCCATTGCTTTACCGCGAGCAAGGTATTTAGACCTAATATCTTTTTTCTTTCCTGTAATCTCAGATATAAGCCATTCTTTGCAGTATGATTTTGCGGTTTCGCTTAAAATTACTTCATCGACTAACGGTTTTAATCTTTCGATTTCTTTTTCTGTTTCAGGTAGTTTTTCATTTACAATCAGAATAGCCGTTTTACATTGTTTATTTACAAATCCATTAAGTCTTTCATTTAATGATTCTTTTTTAGCTATAGCATCATCGTACTGCTCTTTATATGATTTACCCGTGTGATTAGTAATTAATAAACCAATCTTTGAAGCTCTACATTTGAATGGCTTAATTTTCATCTTGTAACGCTTTAAATTGTTCATCCGTTAAATCGTATTTTTCTAAAATAGCATCAATAGTTACTTTATTTTCTTTGATTGCTTTTTTAGCTCCTGCTAAATCTTTTAATTCTACCAACGGCAAAACATCAATAGTCATTGGCACACGTTTGTTTTTTGAAGCAGTAACCAATACACGTGTTGATTCAGGAATGTGTGAAGCGTGACTTATTCTTATGCCTCCAGTTTCTACTCCTGCCCATTTTACCGTATCGTCACGATAAATAGTCAGTCTTCTGCCGTGGAATACTGAGCTTTCAGAACCCCATAATTGCACCAATACTCTGCGCATTGATTTACACGGCTTAAACGGCTTGTTGTTATCCCCGTAAAAGTAAATTGAAACCGGCTGGGCTTCATCTTCGCCTCCTTTTATGTTTCTAATTTTAATTGTTTTTGATCCTGAAATTAAATCATCTGCATTTAATTGATCTGATTTAGGAATGATTGTTTTTGATAAGTCCATAATTTTATTTCTATTTTAGGGTTTAAATTATTTTACTGAATGAATCTATTCGGTATAAGAAAAAGTACTTTGTTTTTATATGCCGGCATCCATCTTCGGTTAATTTTTTAATTGCTTTCTCTGATTTGGTTATTTTCCATAGCAGAAATCTAGTGTATAGCTTAATTTCCATTATTCAGACATCCATTTAAACAATTCCTTAACCGTATCAAAAACATAAACTTCATTAATCGTAACTGATGTATTAATATATGTTTGGATATCTTTACTCGTTACCATTGCTTTTTTCTGAAAGTTATCTATTTCTAAGTATCTGCCCTCAAATGAAATGTAAGTTGTTTTTTCTCCATCCTGCCACAAAATACCTACAATGCTATCATCGTCTAAATCTTTTACATAAACTTTATCTTTTTTAAATTCGTCTAATATCACTTTTTTCATAATTATATTTATTTATCTGGTTAGTAATAATATTGTTTTTAAATACTTTTGCCTGTAAGCGTATTTCTTTTGCGTAGTGGGTTGTGGTTTGAATTGTTGTTATAGCGGCGTGTTTCGACACGATAACAGCTTTCAACGACTTTCTGTACACTCGCTTTGATTTCTTTCGGATTTGCGTTCCGTAGTGATTGAATAGTTCCGGGTTCATGAGCTATGATATTGGTTCTATAAATGCCCATTCTTTTACTGTAACATCACTAAAGTTACTGAACGGATCTAAATTATAACAACTTTCGTTCTCTGATAAGAAATTAGACTGATGTTGTCCGAACCAAAAACAATCTTTTGAAGCGTCTGGATTAGTCGCTAATTCTTTATATTGTCTCATTGCGTAATAAACAGGATTTTTTTCTACTTTATTTGGCAATCTTCTAACTAATACTAACGTATTTTTAGGAGGTAATTTATCCTCTATTTTTATCCACATCATAATTATTTAATTTAACTGATTAATATTATTCTCAACAGCCTTAATAATAGCATTGACATTCGGCATTTTTACCGAGTTCGATTTTACAACAAAGTCGTTGAATTGGTTTTTTAAAACATCTTCAATAGTTTGTACTTGGATGAAATTTTGATCGTTTCCGGAGTATTTCTGCTCCAAACGATACTGATTGAAATCTTGGTAATTCGGTGTTAAAACTGCTATTGTTTTCATGATTTTAGTTTTTATCTTAAGGATACATTTTATTATAAAATGAATTTACTTTATCTGATTCTAATTTTGCAGAGTCAGCATATTTTTCAGCTTTCTCAAAATCATCTAAAAACATAAGTTCATAAGCTTTTGATATATATTCTGAATGTTTATCTGCTGACTTTAAAAATAAAGGTTCAATAGAATCTCTAAGACTAACTAATGAATCATTATATATCCTTATTTTTGATTGTTTTTTTGATTCGCAGGAAATAAATAAAATAATGATTCCGCTTAATAATAATTTTTTCATAATATCACTTTGTTTTTTGGTTGTTAATAAATTCCTCGCTTTTTTCTTTTGCGTACTTCCTAACGTCTTGAATAACTTTAGGGTGGCAACGAACCGTATAAGGCTCGTTGGTTTTCTTTTTTCTGCCTGCGTTTCTCTCGTTGTTTTTCATATAGATTAATTTGCGGGGATGTACTCCCCAGATTCATTTCTATCGTTACGGAAATAAATCGCATTTGCGTAATGCTCGTATGATTCAGGCGTTTTAATATCCTGACCGCCTTTATATTCCATGATGTTTAAATACACTAACTCGCAGAAGCTTTTTACTTCTACACCGTTTGGCACATAAATAGTCAACAACTTTGTAGATTGTTGAGGATGCTTTTTATCAATAAGCTTTTGTGTTCCAATTTTAAAAGAACATTTAGTAGAAGACAACAATCCTCTTAACGCCTCGTATAAAAACGTAGCATCTTGCACGGTTTTCCCCTGAATAGATAGTTTCCATCCTTCAGAAACATCTGCTGTTCCTTGATTATATTCAAAGTATCCGTTTGAAGTAGTAAGTTTGTTATATAATTTGTGCATTGTCATAATAAATATTTTTTTAGTTGTTATCTGAGTACAAATATAACATTGTTTTTTAAATAACAAAGCTTTATTTTAATTTTTAACACTTTTTATTTTTCGTAGCATAAAAAAACCGCTCCAATTAAGAAGCGGTTTAAACCAAATTGTGCGGGTAACCAATCCGCTAAAAACCAAAAAAATATCAATTATGAAAGAATGTTTGATAAACTAAAAATTACGGGGTCGGATCCAAAACATAAATTTATCTTTGTAAAGGTAATTATAATTTCGGAACTAACGGCAACTTTTTATAAAATCTGTAAACACACCATAAGGCAAGAAGTCCGAATAAGCCGATACATATTGAAACAAACGGATTAAACTGCTTTTTATCTACCTTTTTTGACTTAGTTTCTTTTTTAGCAGCGTTTGTATTAACGACTGCTTTTTGTTCCTTAGAAGTGCTGTTTTGCTTTTCTACAATATCCGTTTTTGCTTCCGATTTAATATTATTCTTTTGAGTAGTTTTTTTAACCGTTTTCGTTATGTTGTTTAAAACTACTTTTGTTCCGTCTTTTTCGATAACAAAGCTTTCTTTCGTATTGTCTGCCGGCTCCAATATTGTTTCCTCAGTAACAGTTTCGTTTTTATCATCAGTCTTTACCGTTGTAGTTGTTTTAACGTTGGTTTCTGACTGTTTTTCTGTTGTTGAATTGTCGGTTACTGATTGCGTTGTTTCTTCTTTAGATTGGCTTTTATTTACTTTACGTGAACCACAAGAACACATCGAAACTAAAAACACGAATATAAAGCAAGCGTAAATTATGTTTAGTTTTTTCATCTTTCAATAGTTCCTCCTTCACTTACTTTTTTCCATGGACTTTTTAATCCTGACCATTCCTGAACATCGCTTGACCAAATCATTAAGTTTTTATACACAGTATAATTAAAGTTTGGTATTCTTGAAATTAGATCGCCTAAATAATACAATGCCCATGCTAACGGATAACCTATTAATTTTTTCATAATTAAAAAACTAAATAATTATAAGCCTTTGCTCTGTTTGAATTAATTTCTGCGGATGATATAATACGAAATTCATGTTTTGTAATTCCTATTACAGTATCTCCAATTACTACGTCGTTTAATTTTTTCATTTCAATTTTAGTTTAAGTTTTATAATGCTATCGATATATTCACGAACCGTTTTAGTAGCTAAATCGTAATTAAAATACTGTTTAATCTCAGAAGCTCTACGCCCGTATAATTCTTTGTTTTTTGTCCACATCATAAATGCATCCTGTATTTTACCATCATTAGGATCAATATTTACTTTTCGCAATACAGTACTATTTTTAAAGCCCGTGATACCAATATTGTAAGTCAAAGAAACTAATGCGTTAAATTGGTTTTGATTTACTTTTGATTTTACCAATTTATCAACTTCTAAAGCGAACTTGTCAGCTGTTATTTTTGCTAATTCATTTGCTTGTTGCAAAGTTAAAGGCTTATCATTCATTGTAACCTTACGACCATTAATATAATAAGTATTACCCATTGCGATTGTAGGAATGCCTTGCGTGTCTTTATAAGGTTTTAAACGCAATCCCTCACGCTCGTGTAATGCTTTGTATCCGTTTTCGTCTAATTTCATTATTCCTCTTTTTTAAATGGTTCTATAAATTCTGAATTCCATTTTTTTTTAAAATTTCCATTCTTTTTTTCGATTATTTCCTCTCTTCTATATTCCCTGTCTAATGATGATTTTATTATAAAGTGATATGTACGAGCGCATAAATAAACAAATCCAGCCATTGAAAGCATTAGTTTAATAAAATTTTCTATACTTGATAAAGCAAGATTTCCACTCAAAATAGTAGAGGCTATATCTATAAAAGAATAGCCACTTATCATTAAGAATATGTAATCTAAACTTAGTAAGAATGCTTTAATTTTAACCATGTTTTATAAAAAATAATATAAGCCAATACTAATTTAGCAATAATAAATCCTTGCATATCATAAAGTCCTAAATGCAGAAAGTCCAATGCGTTTAATATAAACAAAAATAACACTATTTGAACAGATATTTTGTCTCTTTTAGAAAAAACAAAAAAACCCATAACAACACCTATGATAATTATATTGCAATAATCCTCAACCACCATACATATTTGCCTTTTATGGTCAGAAAATAAATAACCGGCAACAGCCATATCTACATTGTAAAATATGGCTTTTATTTCCGAAAAAGGAATAAGCAACAATAGTATTAAATGCTTAAATCTCATTTATTTGTCTTTTGGATCTGCTGGAGGGTTTGAACCTCCTATTCCAAATGCTTCAATTTTACCATCGGCTATATTTGATTTCTCATCCATTGTATTTCTTATATATGCCTTACCCCTACTGAAAAACTTTTGTAAAACGTAAGAACCTAAAAATCCCCACCCCACAAAAGAGCAAATAACATAGTCAATTATTTTTGGGTACTTCGCTACAACTTCACCAAAAACAAGCAACCAAATTAACACAGACAATAAAGAACTTGAAACTCCAAACCAATCAACACGCAAATAATTTTTAAAAGTGAATTTAACATTCAATTTTTCTGCATCTGTAATTAAATCTTTTGCTTTAAAAAGACAATGCGCAATTACTCCTAGTAATCCCGCTAACAAGTAAATTAAGTATTTTTCCATTTTTTATATTTATTTTA